GTGGCTGATAGCTGAATTGGTCGGGGATGACGTTCGTCGCCTCACGCAATCCGGGATTGCCGAAGTCGGGAATGTCAGGAAGCCACTCGCCGAAGGGGATTGTTTTCAGGCTACGGCGCTTCATTGTACGGCCTCCTCGTTGTCGTTGGTCAACTGGACGACCGCTTCATCATGCCGGTGACGTACATCTGCTGTGCGCTTTGGCCGGTCTGGGATGCCGCAATCTGGTTGCGGTAGTGCCTGACGAGGCTATCTCTTTCACCGTACTTTTCGATCATCTTTGCCAGCCGCTTCCGCTGATGATCCGACATCTTCATCTCATTTGAGATATTCATCGTAGTCTCCTCTCTCAATTACGTTTGTCTCGTACTCCATCAAGTTAACGGTACTGACACTGGGGTCGTCGATGCCACGGGCGATTTGCTCGTACAGTTCGCGCATTTCATCAAGTCTTGCCTGCCTTTCGGATGGTTTCATAGCCAGCCACGCATCCCTACCCATATCAAATTCTGGGATGTATTGGAACCTTAATCCATTAAGGCCCGCGACTGCCTCCTCGGCCTGACCGGCTTGCGCACCAGCGCGATCCATCACGCGACTGTCGGTTATGAAGGTGAATCCATCCACCCCATACTCTGTCAGTTTATCCGACAGTTCGCGGGCGAACTCTGGTCCCTGCCGGTTACGGAAGTACACTTCCACACCAGGGCGGCTGTCGGGGGTGACATTTGGCACGACCTTGGAAATGAATGCGGCATCCTGGTCCGCGTCTTTCGCCACCTCAACCATCCGGCGCGTAACGTCTGTTGGGTCAAAGTTCTCGCGCACAACGAACTCTGCGTTGAATGCGCGCTCATCCGACTGCATGAATCGACCGTAGGTGTTGTTCACTTGGTACATCACAACACTTGGGTCGTTGGCAGCAGGAGCGCCCAACAGGCCCGATATTTCGGCTTGCTGCGCGTTCGTCGGACGAAGGCCAGGACGCTCGACGCTGATACCCAGGACGTACCGCGCAAGAGGGGCTTTGATCTGGTCCAGTTCCGCCTGGGCCTGGGCCTGCCGCGCGTCGTAATCTGCGCGGGCCGCATCAACGCGCGCCGCGTAGGTTGCGTCAGTGTCGGTGGCGAGTCGGTTGGGCGGGGTGAAACTTTTGTTAATCTCACGACGCAGGGATTTGACTGCCGCTGGGTCGGCAGCGCCCGCGAAGGATGCTTCAAGTTCGAACGACCCGCCCTCGCCTGCTTTGGTTGTCCACCCGCCGTCCGTCCACCGCTCCTTCTCAATAAACCACGCAACGGCCTGGAGATCGGCGGGGGTCATGTCCTCAAGGTGAGGGGCAACCGACCGGATGATTCCTTCCTCGTTGATGCGGTCGGCGGCGTCCCTAAGAACCTTTTGGCCGAAGCCAAACTCGCCACCAACATTGGGGTTCTCCAAGGTCGAACCTTTGCGGTGGTTGCCGGTAACTCCCTTTTCGACAAGAGGCGGCAGGCGATCCATACCAGCGAGACGCCGAAGATGACGCGCGGCCCAGACATCAATGGTCGCCTGGTCCGTGTAACCGATCAAATTTCCGGTGAAGTTAGGCGTCTTCGGAGCGCCTTTTGCTGTGCGGAACATATCGAACAGTGCTTTCGTAGCAGCGGGGCTGTTGGTGTTGAATAGTGAGCCAGCAGCACTGGTGATCAAGCGGAAGGGGTTGTTGGGGTCGTTATGAAGTTGCTGCAGCCGGGTCGGATTCACGTTGCCCGCGTCGAGCATCTCCTGATACAGCCTCATCTCCTCGTCGTATTCGCCCCGGCTGAATCGGCGCATAATCTCAATGGCATTGTTCCAGTTCATTTCTACGCCGGTCTGGGCAGAGGTCGCGCCGAGAATATCCGCGAAGACATCACCCATACCGCCAAACTCATTGCGCAGTGTGGTACGCATCGTGCGATACCAGTTTGCCTGATTCAGTATCTCAGCGGCGTCTGGGTCGCCTGCCCTCACCCGATCGACAAGATTGCGGACCTCATCGACCTCGCGCTCCACAATTGTTGATTGCCAATCTTCGGGGGAGACACCCTCGGGCGGCTTTTCAAAACCATACGCTACTTCGCGATAAACGGGCTTGCCCTTATCGACCCTCTGCACATCCATCAGATCCTGCGCCCACCCCTCTGCAGCGGGGTAGTTAGCTATCTGGGCTTCAACCCGAGCCGCCACCTCTGGATCAAGCGGCGGGCCACCGTTTGTGCGGGGTGGAACGGGCGCATCTAAACCCGTCCCCCTCAAACTACCGCCCTCGTCCCCGAAGAACTTACCCCAAATATCAAAATCGCCCACAGCTCGCGCCCCTTGGACGAACGGCCTCACGCTCAGTGCAGTGAGGCCCGCATCGGCGGTCCCCATAAGCATCTCGGCAAGAGAACCCGCCCCGGTTTCGGCGCGCTGGGCGTTGTCAAAGGCAATGGGAATGCTGAAAGGTGGTATCATAGAAAGAACTGTGCCGAGACTTTCCGCGTCGGTGGGCGCGGGCCTCTGGGCGATAGGCGGGCCACCTGCACCAGCTTCAAAAGCCCCCACGGGCGATATATTCCCGCGAACAGAGGCAAGTGGAAACTGAAATTCCGGTGCGAAACTCTGCATCCAGTCGGGCAGAGTTGCCTTTTCAATCTCGGACTGGTTGCCGTCAAGGAGCCACCGCGCTATGTCGAGTTGGAGCGGATTTCCAACGCCGCCAGGGACGAGGGTCGGCTGCTCCATTAGCCCTGGGCGTGTTTCAAGGTTCATCCGCTGGTCACCGTTGGGCGGCGCTAGTTGACGGATACGGTCAATCGCGTATTGGGTAGCTGTTTTCATACCACCGACACCTCAGAACGCATGATTGCACCAACGGGGAAGCGGTCTTGCGAGTCAGACACGTTGACACGGCCCTTGATGTCCTCATAAAGCCTGCCCCACCGCGCTGCGGCTTCGTCGTCTTCCAGGTACATCGCCGCTTCAAGCAGGGATGCGTAAAGCAGAAGCCCGCGAGCGTTCGTGAACAGCCAATTGGTGTCGGCATCGTCAGAGAGCGCGGTGAACTTCTGCCAATAGTACAGTTTGCCCGTGTACGATCCGCTTGACGGATACGGCGCGAACACGAGGTTATCGCCCTCGATTGTGTAGGCTTTGGGGATGCCCGTATCGCGGGCCATGCCGCGCTTCCAGAACTGCTGCGGGGACAGGTATTCAATCCGCGCCGCGTCGTTGTCGAGAACAAAGCGCCGCGCACCAAGGAATCCCGTGGGCAGCGATGCGGTCTGCGCGCTGATTGTCACGTCCACGCTGGTTTCCATCGGGCGGATGCGCAGGTCAAGCCCGATCCTATCCTCCGCCATGGCGATAAACTCGGGGATGCGCGAGGTCAGGTCATCGCGCTCAAGCCATGACGCCACCGCAGACTTGAGTTCTCCATAATTCGTGATGCTCATCGAAACAACTCCCCGCAGCCATCATATCCATAGCGTGCGCATGGGTTTAGAATCCGGTGCAACTTGCTGTCGGGGTGGGCTGTAACACTCAACCCCTGACCACGGGCAAACCCCGCCAGGAACGCAATCTGCGGCGTCTGGAACCCGTACAACTCCGTGTCCCCTCCAACACCCCACAACGCCACTTCGTGGTCGTGCATGAGCGCGAGTGCGACCATGTAAGTGATGGTGCAGGTCATCGAACACCCGAAGGTCGCGGTCACTTCCGTCAACGGGTAGCTGATAGAACGCGGAACCTCGGGATACTGTTCCTGCATGACAACGGGACAGTCAAAATCGTTGATATGATCCACGCGGGGAAGCCAATTATCCCGCTTGTGCATCTCGAACGCCATTGTCGCGTCCCGGTCGTGGGACTTCGCCATGACCCATCGTTGGTCGTGGTCGGGAACTTTGTCCTGATAGTCGGGATGACCGCCTACAATCAGGATCATTTGACCGACTTCATTTTGACGATGCACGAACGGGGAACGCACAAGTCACCGCCGACTTGGCTTCCTGCGATATGCGAAGCAATCACGATAAAGTCCTTCTCATCGCGCAGGAGGAACCCGACGGATTCAACCTCAACAGGCTCCATCTCCATCACGTCATCAAAGTCAACCCACGTGCCCGCGCCGCGCTGCGAGCAGCTGTCAATCCACTTGACGCGAACGAGGTCCAGCTTCACACCCGGCCCTCAACGGTCTTGAACTTGTACCAATCAGGATCGTTCAGGAACTTCTTGAGGAACGCGACTTTCTCCTTGCGGTTCCAGCGCATGAAGTCCTGGACCCTCACGCCAGAAAGCCGACACCATTCCATGTAGACCGTGGGCGGGATCGAAGCGACCTTGCGGCCAAAGCCAATATCGCGCTGACCGTCAACCCGCAGAAGGTGGTTTTCGTCCAGCGTGTCGCTCACGTCCTCGTGGTAGGAGATGCGCGTTTTCATATCGTCAGGGTCGAAGTGGAAGACGGTCTTTACGCCGCCGTCGTTTCCAATCAGCGCCTTGTCGATGTAGCTACCCATCGGGAACCTCAATCTTGCTTGCGTGCAACAAAGGCGACCACGGGGACGCCGAATACGACACTTCCCATGCCCACCGTTCGGAATCCTCGTTCATTACCACTTCGTGGTGCAGGGTCAGGTTCCGCAGCGACAGGTAGACTTGCTGCCGGATTTCCCAGTCCCATTGATAAGTCTGCACCGCCTTGACGGTGAACTCGAAGGCGTCAATCGGTGCCGCGTTCAGACGGAGGTAGGCTTGCCCGAAGGAAACATGCCCGCGCCATTCTTGAACGCCCATCCATCCGTTTGCCACAACGACAACGGACAGGAGCAGCCCAAGGCATAGGCGAGCAATGCGCCTGTAACTGGCATCTGCCAAGGAAAACCAACCAACCCCATTGTCAGCCCCAGAACCAAAATCACTGACGGGACCGCGCGGGAGAATATCAGCCACAGACAAAGACCTCCCAAAGCCAGACCAATCAACCCCGTCTCAGCCCAAAGCTGCAACGGGTCGTTGTGTGCCGCGCCCGCGTGGTGGGCAATCTGGACCTCCGTTCTGTCGAACAGCACTAGATGCTCCATTCCGAAGCGCGGATAGTGGTAATTGAACGCCCCGAAGCCCTGCCCAATGGCGGGATGCTCCAGGATCATGTTAGCCGTGTTCCACCACAACTCCACGCGGGCCATCATCGAACCCGCCACCACGTCCCACGCTTCAGGAACGGCGAACAGGACGATTGCCGGAACCGCGATGGCGAAGACAATCAAATGACGGGCATGACGCCACAGAAGCCACAAAAACAGGCCGTAGAGCGCGATAAACTCAATCCGGCTGGGTAGTGCCAGCAGATAGGCCAAACACGCTACAAACACGCTTAAATGCGCCGCACGGACCCATAGGCGCTCACTGGACGTTCCAAGCCACAAAAGCGGCAACAAAAGGACAACATATTCGGTCGCGAAGTTCTCGTTCCCGAAAGAACCGTCCCAACCAAGGAAGATGTCAAATGCGATAACACCCGCCGCACAAGCCCCTGCAACGCGGATGACCGGGGCCATCCCGTACACCCTTCCGGCGAAGAAACACGCGGCCAGGGGCAGGAGTTTGTGTAGCTGGTGCAGGCTTTGTCTCTGGTCCTCAGACCACAGAACGGAAAGGCATAACCAGCCCAGAAACAGCAGGACCGCCGCCGTAACGGCGTCCCACTGAAACCGGAGAAACGGCAGCATAAGGCAGAACGCGTAAAGCACCATCCATTTTGGAAGTTGCCCAGCGACCAGCCCCGGCCACCAAATCAAAGTAGAAAGGAAGAGGGCGGTCGAGATGACCCAACCGCCCCAAACCTCACTGTGCTTCGATGCGAATGACAAGGGTCGCATCAATGTCGTTGGTCGAATAGCCCGACGTGGTGATGGCGATAACGCCACCCTCTTCGACGGTCTGATCCGAAAGCGACAGGGTATCAACGTCACCCGCAGCGGAGTTGGAGAACGAGATGTCCAGCGTGTCCGTTGCGTAAGGCGTGAACGCCGTGGTCCCGGCGGATGCCACACTCACAGTCAGCGAAATGTCGTGTGTGGCAATCGCGCCAAACAAAACACTCTCAACCTGCGACAGTGTGCCAGCAATCGGGGAAACCACGAACGTCGTGGACGCCGTGGAGACGTTTTCCAGCAGAACGGTCAGGTCGCGGCCAACGGGAACAGTGTCCCCGTCGCCGTTGACCCATTCCGCCGTGCCGGTGCCGTCCTGACGAATGTTCCAACCCGCGAAAGCGAGGCTGGGAACAAGCACCAGAGCGGCCAACAGGGGAAGATAACGCTTCATTATTTCAGTTCCTTCTGTATTTGACTCCAGCCATCGCCGCGTCGAATGCGGTTAACTGTTGCGCGATTCACGCCGAGTCGTCGGGCCATTTCCGCGCCACTAAGGGAAGACGTGAGAATCTTACTAACATCATCTTCTGTTAGCTTTGAGTTGGGGTGTTTCGACCCCCTTGGGAATGCGCCTGCGCACCGACCCTTGGCGATCATGTCCCGCACATTGTCCGACTGTGTGCCAGCCTTCAGATGCGCAGGATTGCAACAAGAGGGGTTGTCGCAAGTGTGCATGATAACAGTGCCATGCCACTCGTTTGGATTGTCGGGGATAGCCCCGTTGGCGAGAATGTAAGACACCCGATGCGCAAGCATACTGCGTCCCTTTCTCCCGCCGACGCCGATTGACCCATAGCCCTTTACGCGAGTTTTGCCAACCCAAGGCCAGCACTCGTCAGGACCACAAACATCAACGTATTTCCAAAACCGCTCTTCCAGCGGGAGGCGGGCGCGCGGCCCGTCTTCCACTGTTCCCGTTCTCCTCAGTCTGTTGTAGTGGCGAGAACATAACCCGGCTAACTCGACCCAAATCGGACGAGAACAGCCAACCACACGACACGATGACATGGAATGCTCCGATACTGTTCAAAATTGCAGAACAATACCGGAGCATCATGCCATTAGCAAGTGATCAACTGGTCGTCAAATCCCAAACCGCGCCGTGTGCGGCTTCGTTGCGCATTTCCAGCGTGAACTCGACGAGAAGCTGCTTGCGCTCGCTGTCGCCAGTCTTTGCCAGGTCATGCGTGACGAAGGGACGGAGGTACGAAAGCGCCATCATGTCCTTCTGCACCAGAAGGGCGTCCCGCGCCCGCATGAAGCGGTTCGGGATGACCTCAAGTTCGCCGAAGTCGGAATCATAGAGATCAATGGCAGCGCTCAGCTTCGAGTCCTCGGCGGACTTGAAACGGGTTGCATTGCCCGTGAACTCCGAGAACTTCTGCTTGTTGAACGCACCCACAAAGATGCACTCAGGATCGCCGCCGTTATCCCACACGTCACGGAGAACGCCTTTCAGCAGGTTCTCAGTGAACGCGCGCTGCGTTCCGTCCGTGCGGGCGGTGTTGCCCAGAGAACCGTCACTGCCGCTCGTGCCGTTGCTGGTGTTGGTCGTGATCCACGAGGGAATCGCGCCAAGCTGGCGAGCGGTCGAAACGTCACCTGCCGCTTCAGCACCGTTGCGGGTGATGATGGCTTCCATGTCGCGCTTGAGTTCGCGGCCCTTCTTGGCGAGCTGGTATGCCATTTCGGACGAGCGACCCGCCTTGTTCACGACTTCCTGGGTGCCGGAAATACGAACAACCTTGTCCGCGATCTGGCAGGTGTTGGAAAGCCGCGTGGTAGCGGTTACGGCGTCGGTGGTGGCGTCGAAGCCTTCACCAACGGCGTTGGACGAAGAAGCCGCCGCGAGAGCGTCGGTCTGCCACTCATGCAGAACCGCGGCAGCGCTGTTGCGGGCGATGCTCGACATGATCGGGGTGTCGATGGGCGAGATGTCGTAGATGGCGTCCGCGAGGTCTTCGCGGTTGCCCACGGCGTCAAACGCCGTGAAGGTATTGGATACTGGATGGGCCATTGGTTAAAATCCCAATTTGCCCGCGCCTACCTACTCCTTTGCATGAGCAGTGCGATCCGCGCTGCGGCGGCATCGTCACTCTTGGGATTGGCGCGGTGGTTGCGACGAGCAACCGTGAGCCGATCCTGTTGATCCTCACCACGACCGGGCGAGCCGGGCCGCACAGTGCGCGACTTCGGCTTGACCAGCTTCTTTTCGGGCGCGGCACTCGATACCGATTGCGCTTTCACGGCGTCCACAAGAACGTCGATCATGCGAGAGTCGGCAAGATTGCCAATGTCCTGATCCGTAAAGCCCTTGCTTTTCAGATAGGCGCGCATTTCCTTCGCAACGGTCCCTTCCGGGTCCGCTAACTCGGGATATGTCGTGACCATCCTCTGGCGTTCGGCCTCAAGATGCTGCTGGACCTGCTGCAACTGCTGTTGCTGCATCTGCTGCTGTTGCTGACCGACCTGGGCGAGTGACGCCCGTAGTGCGGCCTGTTTCTGGTCCCACTCATGCTTCGTCTTGACGTAAGCGGTCGGGTTTTCGTTAAGCAGCTTGTTCCAGTCAGGCTCTTTGCCCGTGATCTGGCTTTGCAAGGTTTTGGTGAGGGTCGCGAGGTTTGCGACACGCGATTGCAATTCAGCTTCGGCGGCTGTCACGGCCTGCTGAAATTCAGCGCGTTCCTGTGACAGTGCCTGCGTCTTCTGGGTGTAGTCCGAAGACCGCTGATACCCCGCAACCGCTTCCGCCAGGGTGACTTCAACCTCTTCGCCATCGACCTTTGCAGTCAGCTTGAGGTCGTTGAACCGCTCGGGTTCGGCCTCAAAGGCTTGTGCAAGTTCCGCGATGGTGGAGGGAAGTTCCGGGGGAGCGTCGGGCGCATCCTCGGCTGTAACTACCTCATCAGACGTTGCCAGAGCCTCTTCAACCTCATGGGTCTCGATAGGCTCGGCGCTGACCTCATCCGCTGCCTCATGGCTTGGCGCATCAGGTTCGTCGCTCGGGGTTTCGGTTGGCTCCGTGGCTCCGATCAATCCTTGAGCGATCCGTTGAGCAGCATAATCGACAGAGTGCCGCTCTTCTCTGTGCATCGGGACGGCTGGCGCTTCCGCCGTGGCCGTCGTAACGGCTTCTTCAGCCATTTCGTACCTATTCGTAGGGGTGCCACATTCTGACCCCAGCCCTTCCCATTGGTTTTGACCGTGCGCGTCTTTCGTGCGGACTTACCCGCCCTACTCATGCGCCGTTTTCGGGAATAGCGAATACCGCTGCTCTTGGCTTGGCGGCGTTAGAATGGCCCGCGTTTGGGCCTGACAAGCTGTTCCAGCTTCTTTTTTGCAAGGTCGCCAGCGTGAACGTGCGTCTCAATGGCGGCTTTGATTTTGGGAAGCAGGCTAACGGCTCGGTGCGCGTCCTCCCGAATGTTCGGGTCTTTCGCATCGCGCCAGATTTCGACAAGCAGCGAGTCAACCTTGTCGAACGCTTCTTTCAGTAGTGGATTCTCAAGCAGCGCCTTGGCCTTCTGGCCTCGGTTTTCCTGCTTGCGCAGTTCCACATCGTCCATGATTACTTACCGCGCTTGCCGCGATAAGCCATGTCGCTGCCCTTGTTCAGACGGGAGCCAACGACGTTGGAGCCGCTGCCATACGAGGTCGGCGGGCTTTTGCTTGCTTTGGGCTTCATGATTGCCTCACAGATTTGCCAGAATGAAAAAGAGCGCCGCATCGTCCGTCTGACGGCGGGAGATAGGCGCTTCGGCCTTGGTTGGCCTTTCCGGGGTGTAAACGAACCAGCCCGGCGTTTCCTCTATCTCAATGACTTCCTCAATCCTCATCCTCCATGGCTTTGCTCAATCGCCATGAGGCGCACCGCAGGCATACCTTTGACCAGCGCGTTTCCCTGATGGCCGAAGGCAGATCGTTGTCCTGAAGATAGCCCAGCGCCTTGTCAACTGATTCCCTTGCCACATCAATGGACGCACTAATTTTGAGCTGGTCAGTCATCATCTTTCGCCGCACCGCCGACAATATCGCCAATGTCATTGCGTTCCAGAACGACCCTCGGCCCAACACTCCGTTGGGCCAATGCGGCCTTCTGCTGTGCCTCGGACGCCCGCAGACGTGCGTTGAACTCGGCCTCCTGACGCTTCAATTCCATGTCAAGGGCGTGTTTCTCACGCTCCATCTGCATCTGTGCCTGGTGCTTCTCGCGCTCCAAGAGCAACTGCGCTTGTAGCTTCTGAAGTTCCATTTCGGCCTTGCGCTGGTCCGACTGGGCCTTCATTTGCATGTCGGCTTGCTTCATCTGGATGTCAGATTGCGCTTTCTGCTGGTCCATCTGGGCCTGCATCTGCATCTTCTGGCCCTCCATCTGCGCCTTGACCTGTTCGGGGTCAGGCGGCGGCGGGGGCTTGGGCTGCGATGCCTCGTCGGTCGAAATCTCGCCGAAATACGCTTCCGGCTGCTGCTCGCCCGTTGCTTCAACGAACTTCAACAGCGCATGAGACGCATGGGCCTCATTCACAAGCGGACCAAAGCCGCCCTGCATTTGCACGATCTGGCCCTGAATGTCGAGAATCTGACGGCGGGCGACAAGCTGCTGTTCCTTCGATCCATACCCCAGGCCAACGGACACCGTAACGTCCATGTGTGGGTTCCAGCGCGACGGCTCGATGGTCACGAACTGACCGCGCAGGCGGATGATCTTCTCACGCTCCTGATGGGCCACAGTCAGGCGCAGAATCTTCTTGAACAGGTCGCGGATGCCCGTGTTGGCAAAGATGCGAGCGATAAGAAGCTGACGGCGCTGCGATGCGGTCATCAGCATGTTCATTCCCGCAGCCGTGTCCGAGAGCGCATCAGGATCGAGGCCTTGATTCAGCCTAGACACACCCGCACGGCTCTCCTTGACCTGATCGGCATACTCCAACATCGGGAAGATATGCCCCGCGATGGAAGGCGTCTGCTGGAACTGGATCGCGTCACCGACCGAATCACGGCCTTCAATGCGGATCGCGCCGCCAATGGCGTTACTCAGCAGGGTGTCGAGGTCAACCCGCTCGTTCACCGCCGCACGGCTGTTGTTGACGTTGTAAATGTTGTCCAGCAACTGACGCCAGATGGTCGTCTTCAGCTTCTGAACGTCCTTGACCTGATCCGTAACAGACTGGCCCACAAGCGCATGAGGTGTGGGAACGGGGGTGATGGTCACGAACGGCTGTTCGGCAACCTCCACGTTCTCCAGGATGCGGTGGCCCGTGCCACCAACGGTGACCTTGCGGACCTCGGCAATGCCGTCTCCGTCGTAGTCCACCCGCAGGTAACACTCATGTATCCAGACCTCGCGCATGGACGGATCGCGGGCGCTGTTC